CTTGCGTTCGAGACGGTTTACGGCACCCCGCCGGTTGGCGGTTTCACCAGGATGCCCTTCGCCAGCACCTCGCTGGGGTCGGAACAGCCGCTCCTGAACAGCGAGTTGCTGGGCTATGGCCGCGACCCGCTGGCCCCGATCAAGGATGCGGTGACCGCCGACGGCGACGTGGTGGTGCCGATCGACGCGGCAGGCTTCGGGTTCTGGCTGAAAGCGGCGTTCGGCGCGCCTGGCACCACCGGCGTCGGTCCTTACACGCATACCTTCCAATCGGGCAACTGGACCCTGCCGTCGATGTCGATTGAAACCGGCATGCCGGAGGTGCCACGCTTTGCGATGTATTCCGGCTGCGTGCTCGACAAGCTCGCGTGGCAAGTGCAACGCTCGGGTCTGCTGACCGCCACCGCCAGCCTGGTTGCGCAAGACGAAACCGTGGCCAGCAGCACGGCCGCAGGCACACTCGCCGCACTCACGCTGCAGCGCTTCGGGCATTTCAACGGGGCGATCACCCGCGACGCTGTAGCGTTGGGCAATATCGTCTCGGCCGACGTCGCTTATGCCAACAACCTCGACCGGATCGAGACCATCCGCAGCGACGGCCAGATCGATGGGGCTGATCCCGGCATGGCATCGCTGACCGGCAAGATCGAGGTCCGCTTTGCCGACAGCACGCTGGTTGACCAGGCGATCAACGGCGATCCCGCCGAGCTGGTGTTCAGCTACAGCCTCGGGGCCAGTGCCAGCTTCACCTTCACCGCTCATGCCGTCTATCTGCCGCGCCCCAGGATCGAGATTTCCGGCCCGAAAGGCGTGCAGGCCACCTTCGACTGGCAGGCGGCGCTGGCCGTGAGCCCGGCGCGCATGTGCACTGCCGTCCTCGTCAACAGCATCGCGAGCTACGCATGATCCGGATCAATCTCTCCCCCGAGCCGCAATGGCTCGATCTCGGCCACGGCGTGCGGCTGCAGCTTTTGCCGCTGACCACGGCGCTGATGGTGGCCGCCCGATCCGACCCTGCGGTGCGGGTGCTGGCGGCCGATGCCAGCAACGACACCCGCGCGGCGGTGTTCGCCGCAGCCCTTGCCCGCCATGCCGTAATTGGCTGGGAAGGCGTGGGTGACGCCGATGGCAACGTGCTGGAGGTATCGCCCGAAGGCATCGACGCGCTCCTGTCGCTCTGGCCGATCTTCGAGGCCTTCAACCTCCAATACGTCAGCCGCGGCATGCTGCTGGACGCCGAAAAAAACGGCTCTGCGCCCTCGCTGACTGGCACTTCAGCGGGGGCGACACCTATTGCGAGGCCTGCGGCAGCCCGTGTCCGGAATGCCCCGCGCGGCTGAACCAGCCGCTGAGCCATGACGGCTGGCAGGTCTGGGACCTGGTCGGGCGTCTGGGTGGCCAGCTGCGGGTGGCGGGTCGCGCCGTGCTGGGCTGGGACATGGGTGCGGCTTTTGCTCTCGCCCAAGCGCTGGGCCTGAACCCCATGGTGGTGGCGGAACTGCTGCCGGAATTGGAGGCGGTGATGGTCCGTCGCATCAACGAGAAGATCGGGGACTTTGATGGCTGAAAAGCGCGTATCCGTCCGCCTGGCGGCCGTGGGCGGCAAACAGGTCCGCGGTGAGCTGGAAGGTGTGGGCGACGCCGGGGTGAAGGGCTTCGGGCGTATGTCGAAAGAAGCCGAGATCGCCAACGCCCGGCTGGCGGCGTTTTCCAATCGGGTGAAGATCGCGGCAGCGGTGGCCGTCGCTGCGGCGGCTGCGGCTGGTGTTGCCATGGTCCGCTCGGGCATCGAGACAATCGACGCACAGGCAAACCTGGCGCAATCGCTGGGCACCACCACCCGCAGCATTCAGGTGCTGACGTTTGCTGGCGATCTGGCCGGGGTCTCGATGGGCGAGATCGAGCAGGCCAGCAAGAAGCTGACCACGCGTTTGTCGGAAGCCGCAGGCGGCACCGGCACAGCGGTCGATGCGTTGCAGCGGCTGCACCTGACCGCCACCGATTTGCAGGCCTTGCCGCTGGACGAGCGCATCGCCGCTATTCAGGACGCGATGACGAGGCTCATACCCCCGGCCGAGCGGGCGGCGGTGGCCTCGGCCCTGTTCGGCGACAAGGCGGCGCTTGCCTTCAGCCGGATCGACAGCGCGACGCTGCGTCAGGCATCGCAGGACATCACCGATTTTGGCGTGGCGGTGTCCGATCAGGATGCCGATCAGATCAGGACGGCAGGCGATGCTATCGACCGGCTGGGTCTGGTATGGCTGGGCCTGACCAACCAATTGACCGTCGCCGTGGCACCCGCGCTGGAAACTGTGGCCAATGCGCTAGCCGATGCCACGCGGATGGGCGGGGTCTTCCAGACCAGCATCAGCTTTCTCGGCGACCATATCGGCGAGATCGCCAGCATCGCCGGAGCCTTTGCAACCTTCTTCGCCGGGCGCTTTGTCATCGCGCTGGGCGCGGCCGCGCTGGGCGTCAGCGGGTTTTCCCTGTCCCTCACCGTGCTGAAAGGGGCCCTGATCCGCACCGGCATCGGCGCGCTGATCGTCGGCGCGGGCGAGTTGGTCTATCAGTTTTCCAAATTGGTCGAGGGCGCTGGTGGCTTCGGTGCCGCCCTTGGCCTCTTGTCCGATCTGGCCAGCGAGGTCTGGAACCGAATTGGCCTCGGCGTCGATGCGGCGCTTGCCAGCCTGCAGTCCAGCTGGTCCGGCATCACCGCCACCGTGGCCGATGCGATGCAAGGCGCGTTGGTGGCCGTGGTGGGCTTTGGCAATTCCTCGGCGGGGGTGTTTCAGGGGGCGTTCGATGCGATGAAGGCGATCTGGTCGGCCCTGCCTTCCGCCATCGGCGATTTCGCCTTCCAGGCGGCGAATGGGCTGATCGGTGGCGTCGAGGCGATGCTGAACGGTGTCGTCACCCGGATCAACACCTTCATCTCCGGCCTGAATGCAGCGCTCGACCTGCTGCCGGATTGGGCCACCGGCGAGGGTGGGATCCAGATCGGCACCCTTGATCCGGTCACACTGGGCCGGGTTGGCAATCCGTTTGAGGGTGCGGCCACCGCAGCCGGGGCTGCTGCGGCGGATGCGTTCAGGGCGGCGATGGGCAAGACCTATCTTCAAACGCCCGACCTCGGATTGGGCACGATGGCCAGCGACGCCCGCGACACTGCTGCGGCTTACACTGAAGCAGCAGGAATGCTGGCCGACGCCGCCACAAGGCCGCTGTCCAGCTGGCAGGCGCTGCAGGATGCGATGACCAAGGCCGGGACGGACGGAGCTTCTGCGCTCGATGCTGCCACGGTTGCGGCAGATGGCACCACCGACGCCCTCAACGGAGCGGGCACGGCGGCGAGCAGTGCCGGGGCGGCGGGCAAAGCGGCGGCGGATGCGGCGGCAACCGGCTGGGCAGCGGTGACGGCGGCTTTGGCAGACTATGCCACCAAGGCCCGCGATATCGGCGCAGATGTTGGCCAGACGCTGGTCGGGGCGTTTCAGAGCGCCGAGGAGGCCGTGGCCAACTTCGTCAAGACCGGCAAGTTGAGCTTCAGCGATCTTGTGACGTCGATCCTGGCCGATCTGGCAAAGCTGGCGACGCGGCAGTTCATCCTCGGACCGATTGCCAATGTTCTCTCGGGCGCGCTGGGCAATGTCGGCGGTATCGTTGCGGGCGTGCTGCACGCGGGCGGGATGGTGGGCGGCGCTGGCCCGGGCCGTATGGTCCCGGCAATGGCCTTCGCCGGGGCACCCCGGATGCACTCGGGCGGCTTTGCCGGTCTGCGCCCTGACGAGGTGCCAGCGATCCTGCAAAAAGGCGAGCGCGTCCTCTCGCGCAGTGAAACTGCGGGCTACGGCGCTGGCGGCAATGTCACGGTGAACATCCAGACCCGCGACGCCGAAACCTTCCGCCAGTCGCGCACGCAAGTGGCATCGGACATCGCCCGCGCCGTGTCGATGGGCCGGAGGGGAATGTAGTGGCGTTTCATGATGTTCGCTTTCCCGACAATATCAGTCGGGGTGCGCGCGGCGGGCCGGAGCGGCGCACGCAAGTGGTGGAACTGGCAAGCGGCGACGAGGAGCGCAATGCCAGCTGGCTCAACTCGCGGCGCCGCTATGACGTGGCCTACGGCATCCGCCGCGCTGACGATCTGGCGGCGGTCGTCGCGTTCTTTGAGGCACGCAACGGCCGCCTGCACGGGTTCCGCTATAAGGACTGGGCGGACTACAAATCCACCCTGCCGTCGCAGGCGATCACCCCGACCGACCAGCAGATCGGCACCGGCACGGGGAGCCTGACGACTTTCCAGCTTTCCAAACTCTACACCTCCGGAGCGCAATCCTGGACCCGCGCCACCGTCAAACCGGTGGCGGGCACGGTCCGCGTGGCGCTGGGCACGGCGGAACAGCTGACAGGCTGGACACTGGATGCGACCACCGGCGTCGTCACCTTCACCATTGCCCCCGGCAACGGCGTCATCGTCCGCGCCGGGTTCGAGTTCGATGTGCCGGTGCGCTTTGACGCCGACATGCTGGACGTCACCCTCGACATCGAACGGCTCGGGTCGATTACATCCATTCCGCTTTTGGAGATCCGGCGATGAGGTCTAGGCTTCGCCCATCGTGGCCTTGACGTCATTGATCCGGGCGAACAGCGTCATGGGCTCGACGGCCGTCTCGGCAAATCCGCAGCTCAGATAGAAGGCTTTGGCGCGGTCGTTCAGCGCGTGGACGAGGATGGCCGCGATGCCAACCTCGTGCGCGGCCGCCGTGATCCGCAAGACCGCATCGCGCAACAAGGCGCGGCCAAGACCGTTTCCCTGTTCGGAGGCATCAATCGCCAGACGACCCAGCACGATGACCGGGATCGGATCGGGCATGTTCTGCCTCAGCTTGCAGGGTGCCAGATCATGGCTGACCGACCCGGCCGCCAGCGCGTAGTAGCCGACCACGCGTTGGCCCCGACACAGCACATAGGTCCGCGATGCGCCCGATGCCTGATTGGCGCGGGCCTTGCGCTTCAACCAGGCATCAAGCGTCGGCGCGCCAGATGTGAAATCGTCGAGCTGGTGATCGCCCGTCAGAGGTTCCGGTGCCCGCAGAGGATCCTGCGTTTCGGTCACTTGTCCCACGGCGCGGGCGCAGCAAGCAGTTTGCGCAGGCGCTCGTTCGGTGCCGGTGGCGCGTCCAACTGAGCCATGAAGGCTGCGAACTGGTCCGCATCCAGCCGAAACACCGTGCGATCCAGAAGCGCGTCCTCGGCCGCCTGCCGACTGGCCTCCATCATGAATTCCGAGCGATTCTTGCCAAGCGCCGCTGCGGCGCGGTCGATCAGATCGCGGTCCCGAGGGGTAACGCGAAGGTTGATCAGCGACCGGCGCTGGGTGTCGTCATGGGGTGTCGTGGCGACCATTTCGCATTCTCCTGCGATGAACTGACCCCATATGTAAAGACAACGGCTTTACATTTCAACAGCTGAACGGAAACCAATCATGAAAACCCTCTCACCCGCGCTTCAAGCCCATCTCGACGATGGCACCACCACCCTTTCCTGGTGC